AAATAACTGCATCAATCCCTGCGATTGCAACGCTTGACTTGCTACCTGCTGCTGCTCCGTCAGTGATTACTCCGACTGTATCAACTGCCGTATGTGAAGTTTGAAGGGCTGCTTTGCCTGATGAAAACTTCACGGCATAACCCTCTTTGTCGGTTTGATCTTCGTTCGCTTCAAGCGTAACGAGTAACTGTTGTTTACTGATTCCGTATTGCATTTGAATTCCTTTGATTAAGCTTTGAAAACGTCAGGTTGACTTTCACGGGCAAGACGAAAAGCGTCCTCACCAGAAAGTGCTGGATTCTTTGCCCTGATTTCAGAAACAGCAGCAAACATTAAATCTTTTGGATTCTTTGCCGTGATCTGATCGGGGTTGTTAGGTGTGATCCTGCCAGTAAGTTCTGCAACCTTGGCATTTACCTGTGAAGGCATTGACTCAATGAATGTTTTAGCATTCTCCATGTCACTGGCAGCGATTGCTTTCAATGACTCGATTGCTTTTATATCCTTGGCATTCAGTTTTCCAGAAGTAACAGCAGCATCGACTAGATCATTGATTGATCGATCTTTTGCTTCTTTCTTCATTTTTTCTGACTCGTCTTCGGTGGCTTTATACTTAGCTTTCAGCTTATCCATTGCTTCACGCAATTCTTTGTTTTCAGCCTCAAGCTTGTCCATTTTCTTTTTTTCGTCTTCCGACATGTTTGGTTCCTTTGTTTTTGCGTTGGATTCGGTTGGCAATTGTGAGGCCGAAACGAATCGTAAATCCGTGGTTGAAATATCTTTAGCAGCCATTACTGCTGCAATTTCTCTGAATGCAGGACGGTTAACCAATCCACCTGCATTGGGAGTTGTGCCAATAACTTTGCCTTTGGAATCAGTAAGAAAAGTAGGAGAAAAACGCTTGTAGCTTCCACCTTTTAAAGCTTCAGCACCTTCGGCAGACCATTTAACTTTTGCACGTATGCCTCCATGGTCAGGGTCATCACCACCCCAAAAGAAACCCTGCACCCATCCTGATGCATTTTCATCTGAGTGATTGAAATCAATATACGTGTCAAATCCTTGAGCTTTAATTTCCTCAAGGGACTTATTCAAAGAATCAATAATGTCCTCGGTAACTGTGACGGTTAGCTTTGTAGGCTTGCCATCTTTAGAAGCATTGATGGTATGCTCACCTGCTGGCATCCATTGAATATCCGCTGGCACACTTCCCTCGACATGAATCTCATTGCCGTAACTAGCATTGATTTTTGCAAATGTAATCATTCTTGTGCTGCGATTGTTTCAAGTTTCTCATAAACTCCCTCTGAAAAAGCTTCCATGATCTCTTCATCAGTAGGTAAAGCGTTTTTATTTGGCTTTTGATTAACAACCTCTTTCAGCAAATAGTGAGGTTTTATTTCACCGTCAAGGTTTTCCGCTAATAAAAAATTGCCTTTTTTGCTTTTGATCCTGAAAAGTCTTTTGCCCGTTTCCTGTTCAAAGACAGAAACACGCTTGTCATAAGCTTGTTTTGAGATCGGAATTGTTAGGAATTTGACCCTCTTTGCCCTAATGATTCCCCCATACAATTTTTGAGCAAAACGAAAATCAGTGATCGCAATAAAAAGATCCTGACCTTGCCAAACTGGAGGACGAACCGATGCTCTAATTTGAGTCCAGAAGTTTGTGCGCTTTGCCCCAAGCTTATTCGGTTCTTTTTGATTCTTTAATGCAAAGTGTTTCCTTAACGAATCATGCACCTTGAAAGCACCAACATAACTTAAGTCTCGATACGTTTGCGTTTCGGAGAGGTCTTTAAGAGTTTTCGGTATCTCGATTTGCACTCCTATCATCAGGGAATTCCTCAGTAAAAGATTGAAGTCGATCGAATGCACCATTGGCAGCAGCAGCACCCATGGCAGATTCAAGGGAACCTCGCAAAGCGTCCTGATCCAGTGAGTCAAATAGTTCCGGCATAGATTCAGCAAGTTCCCCGATAGCCTTGATCACTTTTTCATCGTCAATGCTTTCGTTCATTGCCATGGACATTACTGATGCAAATGCAGGTCGTGCAGGGGCAAGCCACTCAGCCGAAACTCCCGTAATAGATTCCATTACCGCATCAACTAGCCTGTCATTTTGCGCTGGAATCCCTTTGGCTTGCACCAATGAGTCATCACCACATCCGCAATCATCGGGTTCATCTTCGATCAAACCTGTCCACTCCGAAGCATCAAGAACATCCTGAACTGTTTTTCCTTTTTCCCACATTTTGCAAGACCAGTAACGAGGTTTCCATTTAGGACCAGCATCATCGCAATTGTGTCTGCTTCGGAAGTTTTGCGGTTCTGATCATCATCCCGTTTGATCTCCATATTGGGATCTCCAAATTTTACAAGAACAGTATTGCCCTTGTCATTTTTTACGTAGACCCCAAACTTCTTTTTTTCCCCTTTAGGCAATCGAAAGGGATCGTTTAAATCTGCATTTATTTCTTTCGCTTGAATTGCATCTTTCCCAAAAAATGAAGGTTCAGGAATGCTTTGCTTGATTACTGCCTCCCCAACTTCAGGTATGCGGATTTTATGCCGTTCGTAAATTTGATCTTGGGGCAATTCCATCCCCATGTTGATCAATATCTGATCCCTTGTTGCCATCTGAACAGGATCTTCAGCAGATTCAAACTTAGTTTCAAGGTAGGGGACTTCATCAGTATTGCCGTAATTTAGTGCAATCGCTTTTCGGATGATTTGATCGTTTACGTTTTGCGCTGCCCAATTGCAAGCATCCTGAAGATTATCAAGACGAACTGTTGCATGAACATCCCCTAATGCCCTTGACCCTGAACTTCCCACATCAGTTGTCAGGGTTTGCCCAAGAATCAAAATATCACAAACACGATCAGCAACTTCAATCAGGTGATTCTGAGGATTATCCGGTCCCCCTTTACTTGCTTCAAGCAACTGCACTTCTGACCCTTCAGGGATCATTGCGTAACCAGCAGCAGCCAAATCACGCAACCATGCCTCTAAACTTGTTCGATCGTTTTCAGAAAGGTTTTTCCCATACTTAGCCACACGCAATGGAATCCCAAAGATTTGAGCATAACGCATTAACCATTGACGCCCGAAAATCATGCCTGACCACCAAAACGCAAGAACCCTGCTGAATCCATAAGTAAGCGGATTTCCTGATCTTGTCTTGTATCTTCCGATCAGAAACTTATCGTCAGGCATTTCGACGTAACCACCAGCACCACCACCACCATCCCCAATATTTCGGAGCATGATTTCAGTTCCTGATGAGTCATAACCCCAAAATTTTGGATGCACCCAGTAGGAAGATTTTGGACAAATCTTGCCATTTTGAACATCCCACATTATTTCCTGAACTGAAACACCTTTGCCAACAGCATCACAAAGATCATATATCATATCCTCAAATCCGTTCTCATTCCGTTTCGGAATAGGACGCATGTTGTCGATTATGTATCTTGTGAACTCAGCTTTTTCTTGTGCTGATGGAGTTGGTTCTTTCCCTTGATCCGCAAAGGGCTGGACAATGTATTGCGCCCGTGATGCTGCTTTTTTGATCTCATGCAGATTCTTTGCCAAACGAGGCCACGTATCTTCCATGATGGAATAGAGATCGTTTAAGCTTTGAGGATCTCCCGTAAATGCAGACTGAAGCAATCCACGCACTTGTGCAGGGTCAAGCTTCTCATTAAGAAACGGGTGAAACTTTTCGTTAAAGCTTGGCATGATGACCCTTTCGGATACATCCACCTTTTTTGATGATCTTTTCTTAACTGCTTTTTTTGGTGCTTCTGGCATTTTAGAATCCTATTCCATGTTGTGCTGCTGATTTTTGATTGCCCAATTTAAAACCTTTTGTGGACCGAATAATCCCGTCCGTGTTCCCCCTACGCATTCTTTCGACTGAAAGGGCCAATGCCATAACGCCATCATCATGCATCCCTTCTGGTGCTGAGTATTTCACACCACCTCCAGCCATGTATTCATAACTAAAGCTTTCAAGCTCAGATTTCAAACTCACATCAAAAAACTTGACTCTGTTTTGCTGGATAGCAGCCCTAAGCCCCATCATCAAGGATTGTTTGCTAGTGCTTGAGAATTTAAAACCTTCAAAATTGTTACCCTCAGTAATTAAATCTTCGACTATTGGATCACCAACCCCCGTGCTATCAACCAGCGCAGGAACATAATCTGTTTCTTTGATGATGTTTTCTTTTGTCTCTGCCCATGGTTTTTGAAATCGAATGTTTTTAGTCTGGCAACCGTAATCATCAAGCCCGACTCCCCAAGTCCAGTCATGTGATTTTGCCAGATCCCAACCAAACCAAGCAGTTTGATGGAAGCTTTGATCAATAAAGCAATGCCTAATCGCATCGACTCCAAAAGGATTGCCCCCATCATCAGCAGGCACTCCCAAATATTCTTGATTAAAAATTGCTTCGGGAAGTTCTTTTTGTGCGTCCAAAAGTTCTGCCTCAAGATCAGGGATTGTGGGATTGTCCTTGGTGCCTAGTCTCCAGCTTATCCAATCATCATTTAATTTCTGCCCCCTCAGAAACAGCTGATGAAAGTAATTGTGACCCTTTGGAGTTCCCAAGATCCATGCCTTGCCCTTGTAATCAGTGAGAGTGGGACGAATATCTTGCTCCCATTTGGTTTTTAAATCCCTGACAACGGAAGCTTCATCGATGATCACTCCATGGTATTTTCGACCACGACCAGCATCAGGTTTTTCTAGTGACCAAAAGTCGATGCGTCCTCCATTGATTAAATGAACCTCTCTGGTGTGCTTGTCTGTCTTGGAAACGATCGGGGCAAGTTGCCTTGTAATCTCAGTCCATTGCTCTGACATGAGCTTGTAAGTTGGCGAAAACCAACCGTATGTCTTGCCAGCAATTCCTGAAAATAAAGCAATATGGAGTCCTAGCGTAGTTTTGCCGAATCTTCTTCCGCACTGAAGAACATTGAAACGCTTTGCATGGTTAAGTATTTTCGCCTGACCAGTATGCGGTTCAGGAATGTTAATATCCTTATTCAATTTTCAAGCCACTTGGGAATTTCAATATCTTTGCCTCCCATGGTAATGTTGACAGTAACCTCTCCTGAGTTTTCAACTTCGACCTGCTCCTTCATTCCGCAAAAGTTCTTCAAAGCGAATTGAAGAAGTGAATCACGATCTTCCTTGATTGCCCTTCGGAGTAGTTTCATGCGTAAACTTTGAGAAGTCTTTGCCTTACCCTTGCGATACTCAGCAGCAAATTCAGAATCAGGTTTTACGAATTCACGATTTACGGTCTTTACGGAAATTTTAAGAATACCAGCAATGTCTGCTTGAGTTAATCCTAGTTGACCGAATCCCTCTGCCATTTCAATCGGCAATGGTTTGTAAGGTTTTCCAGCTTTGCTGCTTTTCTTAGCAACCGCTCTTTTCCCGTTAGTTTTTGGGGTTCTCATTTATGCAATAAATCAATTTTAATTTTAATGGCAAAAGGTTAATTGTCTTTTGAGTCAGTTATTAAATGATCGGGAACCTCTATTTCACCGCAATTTTTTGCAGCCTTTTTGCCGTCTCCTTTAACAAAAATAAGCACATTTTGGTGGGTTTTCCCAAGCTTGCGTCCAGCGTTAAATTGACGGGTTACACGTATCGGTAAGGAACCAACAGAAGTTACAAGAATTGCCTCGTTGTAATACTCCAACCCTGCATCCTTAAAAGCCTGAACAGTATCACCAACAAAATCATAATAATTTCCTTTTTTGTTGCGCACCTCTCCAACAACAAAACAAGCAAAACTGTTATCTTTCAAGAGACTGCAAGATTCTTTGATGATCTTAAAATAAGCGTCTCGGAAATCTTCATAATTTAACGTCGAAAGATCGTTAGGATCATCGCTGTACACCTCCAGATCAGCATAGGGAGGGCATGAAAATACCATGTCAACCTTAGATGAAACGTTGCT